GCATTGTCTCAGGCTGAGGAACGGGTTAAGTCGTTTCTGAACGTCGGCGAGAGCAACGGCTGGGATGGCTATTTCAAGAACCTCGAGTTGCTCCGCCAGAAGATTGCCACCGCCACAACAGCAGGTGATGGCGAAGCGCCTTTGCCTGCTCCTGGCGCTGGCCGCCCGGTCGGGGTGGTGGCGATCCCGGATGCCCCCAAGGCACCGAAGAAAGCCAAGGCCCACAACTATGCCGCGGTCGATTCTTTCCGTGAGGAAACCGCCCAGATCTCCCGCGAGCTGGCCAAGCGCCAGGCGTTGCTGGAAAACAGCAATGCCGCCCTGGCGGGGGTAGATCAGCAGTGGTATGACGCCCGCGCGGCGCAGGCCCAGGAGGCCTATGGCGCCTCGATTATCGAAGAGCAGAGCCGCTGGCAGGATGCCCAGTCCCGCCTGCAGCAGCAGTATGCCAGCGCCTATGATGCGGCTGCCGGCAATCACGAACTGCAGATGCAGCTGCAAATGGAGCAATACGGTGCCCGCGAGCAGCTGGAGCAAGATCACCAGGCCCGCCTGCTGCAGATCGAGAACGACCGGGTCAACAAGCAGCGCGAGTATCAGGCCACGGTAGCAGCCGAACTTCTGAGCTTCACCCAGCAGCAGATGAGCATCACTACCTCGGCGATGCAGCAGGCAGGCATGGAGCACACCGGCGTCTACAAGGCGCTGTTTGCCATGCAGAAGGCCGCCGCCATTCCGTCGATCATCGTGTCGACCGAAGAGGCCTCGGCCAAGGCGCTGGCGGCATTCCCCCCGCCGTACAGTCTCGGCCTCGCCGCCAGCGTCAAGGCGATGGGTTATGCCTCGGCGGGTATGGTGGCGGGGCAGGCCATCGCTGGCATGTTCGACAAGGGCGGGTACATCCCGGCCAACCAGTTCGGCATCGTGTCTGAGCTCGGCGATGAGTTCGTCAACGGCACTCTGGTGCGCGGTCCGGCCAACGTGACCAGTCGCCGCGACAGCGCCGCCATTCTTGAACGGGCAGCAGGGCAGGGTGGAGGTGGTGGGGTGACCATCATCCAGCATATCTCCGTGTCCGGCGCTGGCGATGAGGCACTGGCTCTCGCCTGCCAGCAGGCGGCCCGTGAAGGTGCTGCTGCCGGAGCCAAGCAGGGTTATCAGATGGTGGTCGAGGATGTGTCTGGCTACGGCCAGATCCGCAGATTGATGGGGTGACGAATGGCTGAGGTGATTGATTGGCCGGTGGACTTGATCCCCGGCGAGATGAGCCTGGGGCTGGAGAGCATGACCCGGACGTTTGAATCCCCCTGGACGGGGTCGACCCAGACGGCCGAGACGCCAGGCGCCAAGGTGGTGATGCAGATCAGCTTCAAGGGGCTGCCCGTGGACAAGGCCCGTCGGCTGGAGGCGTTGGTCTTCTCCCTGGATGGGCAGGCGGGCAGGGTCAGGCTCTGGGACTTCGGCGCTCGGCTGGTCGGCAGCCCCCAGCCGGTGCACGGCGCTCCCGTGGTGACCGAGGCGCTGGCGATGCGCAAGACCCTGACCAGTCGCGGCTGGACGCCCGGAACCAAGGTCTTGCTGGCGGGCGACTGGATCCAGATCGGCGACGAGCTGAAACGGGTGCTGGCTGATGTCACCTCAGACCTGAGCGGAGGGGCCCTGATCCGGCTTGCCCCCATGCTGCGCAGCGACTACCCCTCCGGCACGCCCCTGTCGGTGAGCCGCCCCAGCGGGGTGTTTATGCTGCGGGATGACAAGGCGGTGACCTTTCAGCGATCCCCCGGTGTGTTTACCGATGTGTCCCTGTCCTTTGTGGAGAGCCTCTACCCATGATCGTCGGCCTTGACCCTGCGGTGATCGCCGCCCTTAACCAGCCCCACGTCTCGGCGCTCTATGCGCTCAAGCTGGATCTGGTGAGTGGCATCAGCCGCATCCACTCCGGCCTCGGGCCGCTGGTGATCGGCGGCGAGACCTACTACGGCGTGGGCGCGATGGGGGCGGTTAGCCCCCAGAAGGAGCAGCTTTCCACCTCGCCCACGAAATTGACCGTCAGCCTGACCGGGCTCGACGATAGCCTGCTGGCCGAAGTGATGCGCGAGCGCATTGTGGACAGGATGGCCTGGCTCTACCTGGTGGTGATCGGCCCTGATGAGGTGCCGCTCAATGCCTGCCTCCAGTTTAAGGGGCGCATCGCCCAGACCCCCATCAAGGCGGGCAAGACCAACACCGTGCAGCTCACCCTCTCCAACGTCTTTGAGGATTGGCAGAAGGGGCTGAACCGGCGCAACACCGACGAGAGTCACCGCCGCCTCTACCCTGCGGATCGCTTTTTTCGCTACCAGAACGAGATGGCCGATCGGTCTATCTTCTGGGGCTCGAAGAAGGATGCCCCCGGTTTCGTTTATAAGGACTGACCATGCGCCACCCAGACTGGCAACTCCGCATTATCCAGTGTATTCAGGCCGCCTCCGGGCGGCCTTTTGCATGGGGTGAAAACGACTGCTGCCTGTTCGTGGCGGATGTCTGTCTGGCGGCCTGCGGCAAGGATCCCGCCGCCGACTATCGCGGCCGCTACCGCACCGAGCTCGGCGCCAAGCGGGCGTTGGCCAAGACCCACGGCAGCATCGCCGCCGCCCTCGATGCGTTGTTCGAGCGGGTGCCGGTGGCCATGGCCCAACGGGGCGATGCCCTGGTGTTCGACGGCCCCCAGGGTCAGACCGCCGCCGTGATGTGGGCGGGCAGGGTGTGGGCCATGACCGAGCAGGGCGCCCGCCCCATTCCCGACGCTGTTCCCCTGTTTGCCTGGAGAGTTGAGTAATGCCCGCAGCCGTCATCCCCATCATTGCCGGTGTCGCCGCCGGGGCCGGCTCGGCCCTGTTTGTCACCACGGCCACTGCGATCGCCATCGGTACGGCGGTGGCCAGCGCCACCATGATGATCACCGCCAAGAAGCCCAGCCTCGGCGATTACCGCAGCGCCAGCGAGCGCAGCCAGGTGCTGCGGGCGGCCGCCAGCGACAAGAGCTGCGTCTATGGGCGGGTCATCTCCTCCGGTCTGATGAGCTTCGCCGCCGAGCAGGCGGGCGAGCAGGATGAGGACGAGTGGCTACACCTCGCCCTGGTGCTCGCTGGCCACAAGCTCGATCACATCGGCAATATCTGGCTCGGCGACGATCTGGTCGGTAGCTTCGGTAACCTGGTCAGCTACGAGCTGCACGCCGACCGCCAGACCTGCGATCCCTTCATGCTGGCCAACTGCGCCGACTGGAAGGAGGACATGATCGGCCAGGGCATCACCTGGTTGCGGATCTCGTTCAAGTTCGACGCCGAGAAGTTCCCGGCAGGCTTGCCCAACATCAAGGTGGAGAAGTTCGGCAAGACGGTGTGGGACCCGCGCGATGGCCAGTGGAAGTGGAGCGCCAATGCCGCGCTGGTCATCCTCGACTACTACCGCAGCTGGCTCAACGTGCCGGACGACGAGATCCGGCTGGACGAATTTATCCAGGCCGCCAACATCTGCGACGAGCTCGTGGCCATCCCCGGCGGCGGGCAGGAGCCGCGCTACACCATCAACGTCGAGTTTGACCTGGGCGAGCCCCGCGCCAAAGTGCTTGAAGCCATGCACATGGCCTGCGCGGGCCAGCCGACCTACGTGGGCGGCAAGCACGGCATCATTGCCGGTGCCTACTACGGCCCCGCCAGCGACGAGCTGCGCGCCCATCAGCTGATAGGGGGTCTGGAGCTGCTGCCGGAGCCCGCCAGCAGCGACAAGATCAATCAGGTGGCGGGCACTTTCGTCGACCCGATCACCTTTAAGAAAACCGACTTCCCTGCCGTCATCGTGCCCCAGTGGGTGGAGGAGGACGGCGGCCAGCCGTTGATCGAAGATCTCGACCTGCGCTGCGTGACGAGCGAGTACCAGGCCCAGCGACTGGCCAATATCATCCTGCGCCAGCGCAGGGCCGCCCGCACCCTCACCTGCAGCGTCAACCTCTCCGGCTGGCGCTACCGGCCCGGCCAGACCATTGCGCTCTATATCCCGGCGCTGGGCATCCAGGGGCTGGAGTTTCGGGTTGCCGACTGGTCGTTCAGCCTCAACGGCGGGGTGGAGCTGACCCTGCGTGAAGACTCCCCGCTGTTCTGGGCCGACGCCATCGGCCAGCCCATGACCCGGCCAGAGATCACCGAGTTGCCGACCGGCGGCGTGGCCATGCCCGACCAGCTGCGCTACGAGGTGGAGCAGTTGGGCGAGGTGCTGCAAGGGGTGTTGTCGTGGCAGATCTCGGGCCGCATTGCGTACAACCAGGTGAACGTGCAGCGCTTGGCGCAGGGGGCCGCCCCGGTCACGGTGATGACCGCACAGGTGCCCGGCCAGTCGTGCCGTATCAACGGCCTCGCCGCGGGCAACTACGTCGCCCTGGTACGAGCCGTGGCCCTCACCGGTGCCCATTCGCCGGTGGCCGCGGTCAACTTCACCATCGCCGTGCCGGCCACCCCGACCGGGGTGGAGGTAGAGGCGGGCAACTGGGCGCTGGCCCTGCGTCCCCTGTTTGCCGGTGGCCACGACTACAGCGTGCTGTGCGAGTGGTGGTGGAGCCACATCGATCACCCCCTCGGCGAGGCGATGGCGAAGGCGACCCCGGTCGGGATCGCCGCCTACATGACTCTGCAAGGGCTGCGGCCGGACACCGAGTATTTCGTCTGGCTGCGCGCCGTCAACGCCTACGGCAAGTCGGGGCTGATCGCCGCCCGCGCCCGCACCAGCTACGACGCGGCCTCCATCCTCGATGTGCTGGACGGGGAGATCGGCGCCGAGCACCTGCGCGAGGAGCTGCGCACCCCCATCGAGCAGATCCCGGGGCTGGGGGAGTCGGTCTCCGAACTGGGCAGTGCCCTGGCCACGCTGGATCAGCGCGAGCAGGACGTGAAAACCCAGCTCGAGAATGCCCAGAACCAGCTCGGTGAGAACTACGTCAACGTGTCCCTGGTGCAGGAGCAGTTGCGCCAGCGCATCGACCGCTACAACCTGGACTTCAAGGACTTCCGGGATGCGGTGTTTGCGGTAGATCCGACCACCGGCGAGATCACCATGGATGCGGTCAACGCGGTACGCTCCGAGCTGGGGGCTGAGATCACGGCGGTCAGCCAGCACCTCGACGCGGTAGAGGGGATCGTCAACACCTGCGTGACCCGTGCCGAGCTGGGCGCCGAGTTCGAGCGCCTGACCCTGGTCGAGCAGCAGATCGACGGCATCAACGGCACCCTGAGTCAGACCGCCACCAAGAGCGAGATGGACGCCCTCGGCAATCGGGTGACGCAAGTCAGCCAGACCCTGGATGCCACCAACGCCACCCTGACTCAGAAGGCCGCCAAGAGCGATCTGGATGCCCAGGGCCAGCGCCTGGTGGTGGCAGAGCAGCAGATTAGCGCCAATACCTCGGCCACCGAAGCCAATGCCCAGCGCATCGAGCAGGTCAAGGCCGAGCTGCAACAGGCGGATGCGACCATCTCAGCCTC